AAGGATTTTTAGAAGGTAGAGTTAGAGCAGCAGCTCTTGAAGAAGTAGGAGATTTAAAAAACCAAGCTAAAGTTTCTAAACTAAAACACTTACAAAATGGTGGTAATGGTTTAGAGCATGAGATACTAGAACTTAAAGCTGAGATACTAGAAGCTGTAAGTCATGAAGCAACTGCTAAAGAAGCCTTTGAATTAAATAGAAAAGAAATTAAAATACTAGAAAAGTTACTAGAAGAACTTTACGTTATTGCAGAACCTACAAGAATAGCTGGTTATAGTGATGAGGAGATGTGGGAAGCTAATCAAGCTAATGAATTTACTGTAAATATTGGTAGAGAAATACAAGCTGAAATGATTGCTAATGGTAGACCTTCTCCAGCTAAATTAAAAAATGCTATGTCAAATCCCTATACATGGAACGCATTAAAGGATATAGGTTTAGTTCCAAAAGAAACAAAAATTTTAGTTGGAAATATTAATCCAAATGATAAGATAAAACTTATAGGAGTTGAAGATGAGATTGTATAGTATAACAGCAGCAGCTTATTCTAATTATTATGGAACATTAGATGATCCAATTGATAGAACATACACTACAACTATTGCACAGAAACCAGATTGTAGTGCTTTTTTATTTGTGTGTAAAGATGCACAAGATGATTTAGATGGTTTAACTGCATTAGATGCAGTACCTGCTGGATATGATTTTACATACTGTCAAGAATGGGGTCTAACTATTAATGCCGCTGTACTTGCTAGAACTATTTTAGATATAAGAAGAAAAGCTTATGGAACTATCGAGACTCAATTAGATTTATTGTATCATGATATGGACGCAGACAAAGGTGATAAAACAGGAGAATGGTATAAAGCTGTAAAAGCTATTAAAGTTGCTAACCCTAAATAATAAAAAGTTTTTAATATGTTACAAAAAGTTAAATTTGCACCAGGGTTTAATAAACAAGTCACATCAACTGGCGGCGAGAGTCAATGGGTTAATGGTGACAATGTTAGATTTAGATATGGTTTACCTGAAAAAATAGGCGGCTGGGCTCAACTAGGTTCCGTTGATATCACAGGCCGAAACACAGCTATTCACCATTTTGTAAATACATCAGGTATCAAATACGCTGTGCTTGGAACAAACAGAATATTGTATGCATACTCTGGTGGTATTTTTTATGACATCCACCCAATTAAATCTACAACAACTTTAACATCAGCATTTAGTACAACTAATGGATCAGCAACTGTAACATTAACTTTTGCATCAGCACACAATGCAAACAAAGGTGATATTTTATTATTGGATAATTTTACCTCTATAACAAATTCTAATTTTAATTCAGCAAATTTTAACGACAACAAATTTCAAGTAACAAGTATACCAACAACAACTACATTAACACTTACTATGGCATCTAATGAATCAGGATCAGGTGCAAGTACATCTGGAGGTATTAGAGTAAAACTTTATTATTCAGTTGGACCAGCAGTAGAAGTTGCATCTACAGGTTGGGGCCTTGGATCATGGGGCGGTGTACAACAAGGACAATTTACATCAACACTTGCATCAGGAATTAATACATCAGTTACAAGTTTAACTATGGCAAGTTCATCTTCTTTTGCATCATCCGGAACAATAAAAATAGATAATGAATTAATTACTTACACTGCAAACAGTAGTAATACTTTATCAGGTTTAACTAGAGGAGCTTTAGGTACAACAGCAGCCTCCCATTCTAGTGGCGCAACAGTAACAGACGCATCAGGTTTTTTTGCATGGAACGCTGCAACTTCTGGAGATATTGTAACAGCACCTGGACTATGGTCTTTAGATAATTTTGGTAACAAACTTATTGCAACTATATCAGGTGGAGAAACATTTGAATGGGATTCTGATCCTACAACAGCTAGTGCAACAAGAGCAACCTTACTTCCTAATGCTCCAACATCATCAGCCTTTAGTATAGTATCTACACCAGATAGACACTTAATATTTTTTGGAACAGAAACTACAATTGGAACTAAATCATCAAGAGATGAAATGTTTATTAGATTTTCTGATCAAGAAAACATTGACTCAACAACTTCTTACGCACCTAGTGCTGTTAATACAGCAGGTACGCAAAGACTAGCAGATGGATCTAAAATTGTAGGAGCCATTAGAGGTAGAGATGCAATATATGTTTGGACCGATACAGCATTATTTATTATGAGATTTGTTGGTGCACCTTTTACTTTCTCATTTCAACAAGTAGGTACTAACTGTGGATTGATTGGTAAAAATGCCGCCGTTGAAGTTGATGGTTCTGCTTATTGGATGTCAGAAAATGGTTTCTTTAGGTACACAGGTAAATTAGAATCACTTCCATGTTTGGTTGAAGATCATGTTTACGATGATATTAATACAATTCCAAAACAACACATCAATGTAGGTTTAAATAATTTGTTTGGTGAGGTTATGTGGTTCTATCCAAATGCTGGATCAGGAACCGTGAACAGGATGGTGGCTTACAATTATTTAGATTCCACACCTCAAAGACCAGTATGGACTACAGGAACATTAGCAAGATCTGCATGGCAAGATTCCGCAGTGTTTGGTCAACCTCATGCTACAGAATATAATGCAAGTAGTACAACAGCTACAACTAGTAAAGATCATGTTATTGGATGTACAGATGGTACTTCAACATACTTTGAACATGAAAAAGGATTAGATCAAGTTAAAGAAGGATCTACAACTGCAATCACTGCTAATATAGAATCTGGAGATTTTGACATAGGTCAACAAGGGTTACAAGGTGATGGAGAGTTTATGATGAAAATAAGAAGAGTAATACCGGACTTTTTATCTCAAACAGGAGATGCTGTTATTACATTAAACCTTAAAGACTTTCCAAATGACACTGCAGCCAGTTCTTCTCTTGGTCCATTTACAGTAACCAGTGGTACACAAAAAATAGACACACGTGCAAGATCAAGATCTATTGCATTAAAAATATCTAATAGTAGTACAAGTCAATTTTGGAAACTAGGTACGTTTAGATTAGATATACAACCGGATGGTAGAAGATAATGGCTAGAATTGTACAATCACTTACGCAACCTACAAAAGATTATGACGAACAAATACAACAATCTTTTGTTAGAGATATAGATAGTATTGTACAAAAATTAAATACAACTTTCCAACAAGATATTAAAGACGAAGCAGAAGCGGAGGCTTATTACTTTGGCTAATACATTTTTAAATAAAAAAGTAGATTTAACTACAACAGGTGTAACAACATTATACACAGTCCCTAGTGCTGCAACAGCTATTATAAAATCTATCCTAGTATCAGAAGACTCTGGTAATGCAGATACTATAACAGTAACAATTACTGCAGGCAGTGATGTATTTAGTTTGTTTAAAACTAAAGCTGTAGGTGCTAATGCGACAGTAGAACTATTAACTGCTCCATTAGTAATAGAGGAAAGTGAGATATTAAAAGTAACTGCTGCAACGGCTAATAGGTTGCATGTAGTGGTATCTGCTTTAGAGACAAAGAAGAGAGTAGTTACAACATAAGCTTGATTTACCTGACAAAAACAGGTATTATTAGAAACCCACAGGTTAAATTCCTGCTTTTAAAATTAACGTAAAAAATTATATGAAAACAGGAATAGAATCATTAGATACAGGTGCACCAGATATTACTTACGAAGGTAATCAAGGACCTAAATCACCACAAGAAGATCAGAGAATGATGCAAGAGTTTCAAATGGCTCAACTACAAGAAGAGTATGAGAAACATGTATTTGAAATGCAAGAGCAAGGATTAGAACCAATGTCCATGGAGCAATTTAAAGACCAAGTTATGTCTGAAGGACAGATGAGTTCAAACCAAGAAGGTATTGGAGGCATGATGCAAGATCCACGAACCATGGCTGCTGATGGTGGAGTTATGCAACTTGTTAAAGAAAATTCAAATGGTTCAAGACCCGGGTATCGTGGTGATGATGCGGCTAGATCTA